AATAAAGATTCTAAAGTCCAGTGGGGAATTGTTACTGGCGATTATATTTATATCACTGGTTCTGCCTTTAATGATGGTACTTATACTGTTACTGGTTTCGATGAGGACAGTTCTGGACGACTAAATAGAATTATTTATTTAAACCAAAATCTCATTCCAGAATTTCCTACTGCTGGCACCTTTTCCATTAGATCACAATTTGATGTCCTGCCAGTGGCCGCTGGTTTGCGCATGAACCCTTCCGAAGTGGACATTGATACCCATATCCTTTTTAAAGAGAGGTTTTTATCCGCCCCTTACTACGACATGCAGTTCACCATAATGGAGAAAATTTCTGGAAAAGAATTTATCGAGAGTCAGATATATCTCCCGCTTGGGTGTTACTCGCTTACACGTTATGGAAAAGTCTCGATTGGCTATACCAGACCGCCTGTCTTAATTGATGATAAACTAATCGAAATCAATGCCTCAAACATAGTCAATCCGACCAACATGACCTATTCCAGGGCATTAAATACCCGCCGTTTTTATAACGAAATTGACTATGAATGGGATGTTAACTCAGATAAAAATATTTATACTAATATTATCCGCAATCTTGATCAAAATTCTCTAAATTTGTTTGGGGAAGAATCATCCTTGCTTGTTTCTGCCAAAGGAGTTTGGTCTACTTTAGGTGGGGATCAACTTGCTTATCGTACGGCCAGAGCATTGCTTACGAGATATTCTAATATTGCCTTTGAAATAACTTTAGATGTCAATATGACCGCCGGGTCATTGGTAGAATCGGGCGATATCGTTATGTTGGTGGATAATGGTCAACTTCAACTGCCAAATCTGGCCGATGGTACTAGAGATATAGGCCAAATGCTGTTTGAAGTCCTAGATCGACAATTAGATATTAAGACAGGTACGTCCAAAATAAAGCTTTTAAGCGGAATATTTGATACTTCCCAGGATCGCTATGGCGTCGTTTCCCCACGTTCCTATCTTCAATCTGGAAGCACAGTGTCTATTTTGAAATTGCAAGGGGTGAACGAGTTTACAAAATGGACGGCCCATATTGGACAACAAATACAGGTTCATAATGATGATTGGACTTATGATTATTATTCAAGAATTGTTTCCTTGTCCCCAACCAATAGCAATTGGTTAATTATTGACCCACCCCTACCAACCGCCCCAGGATTGGATTACGTCGTAGTTATACCATACTATTCAACTAGTACCGACAAGACCGTCAATAAGGGCTATAAATCACTTTACGCTCATCTGGCACCCAGTGTGGCCGTGACGGCCGGAGTCTCCGGCACCCAGTTTACCGTAAATGTTGCCGACATTTCTAAATTTTTCCTTAATGCTGTAGTCTTAATCCATACCGAGGACTACTCAACCATGTCCGTTGAGGTTCGAGTAGACAGCATATCCGGTAACGATGTTATACTAAATAACGATATAGGTTTTACGCCAGATAATACGATGCGCTGTGAATTTATTGGATTTGCAGATACCCAGGGCGCATATAGATACTTTTAGAGGTTAATATGACTGATCTTACAAATATTAGGCGCATGATACAAGTTGAAGAAACCCAATTCAGGGCACCATTGTCTGAAAATACCATGCAGAAAATAGGTCAGGGCATCAATTTTATCAATACTGTTCAACATTCCGAAAAACAATTCTTTTTAAATGGGAAATACGGAAACAGTGCCCTTAATCCACCTCTTTATGGGGTCGATGGAATGACTTTTTTCCAATATGATGCCGAAATTATCGATGTTTGGATGTTTATTCACACCAATGGCACCAGTGGTACGACAGAATTAGATGTTAAGCGCAGCACTGATAATGGTGCCACTTGGAATACTATCTTTTCGACAACCCCTAAAATTTTATCTGCTGCTGGAAGCTGGGTGTTTATGCATATTGGTTCTAGTTTTCCCAATATCGTTGCTCCTGTTTTGACTAGTGCCAATGTCAACGCCGGAGATGCATTAAGATTAGATTTAATACAGGCGCAAGTTGGGGATAATGTTGAGACTTGCGGAATAGTTATACATTATAGGCCTAGATAGGGAGAGTTATGAGTACGTTTTATACAGGAATACAAGTTTTTCGATCACAAACGTATACCGGAGGAGTGTCGAGTGGAAATACAACTGCCCTCTATACTGTCCCCGCAAATCGATGGGCGGAAGTAGTATTTAATGCTGCCACTGGCGGTTCAAATGCTTCCTTGTACATTACTTCAATAAGTGAACCAAGTGCTATTAATAACACCTATGGAGATCATAGTGCAGTTATGAGAGTTGGGGCCGGAAAATCGGTAATGGGATATGGCGGGAGTAGTGGTCTTAATTATTCTTTTTCGGTTGTTGAGTTTGGATGATAGGGAGATTTTATGTCAATACAAGATGGCCAACCAGTCGATGCCCTAAACTCCAACGCCGCTTGGTTGTCTAGGAAAATTGACTCCGATACATTAGGAAAAATAGCTCTTAAGAATATCACTGACCCTAATAGCGGTAACATAATTTACAATATTCAAAGAGCGGTCAATGAGCTATTCGATACTGATGGTGTCACCGGAGAGGGTGATGCTAATCGGAAAATTTATTCCTCTAATGAATTTATTTCCAATGGTGATGATCGTAAAACTGCCATTGGCACGCTAGACGCCTCTTTATATGGTGTAAATACTACTCTTGGGAATCATACTGCCTTATCTGCCGGGGTTCACGGAGTTTTTGGAAGTGTGGTCGGGACCACTGATCAACAAGACCTAAAAAATAAATCTTATTATTTTTCTCAACTCACCAAGGTTGCGAGCTATACTGCATCCTTAGACGATGTTTGCATTTCCTTAGATGGCACGGCGGCCGTTGTCCCCATAACTCTCCCTGACCCTACAACATGTGAAGGAAAATTGTATATCCTAAAGGCAATCAACCTGACTAACGCCTGTTCAGTGACTAATAATGTCGATGGTACTCCCTATATTTTCAAACAATTAAATGAGGCCTTAGCTGTTATCAGTGATGGCACAGCGTGGAGAATATTTATGTCTTATTATCCTGTCCGAGACCTGGCCATGGTGCAAGGTTCTTATACTGATTTTGCAGTAACCAATATAACCGACGCTGCATATGTGAATGTCGTTACCCTTGCACAAAATGCGGCCAAAATGTCTATCGTCGAAAATGCTGGCGGTACTTTTATTTTACGCATCAATACTTCCGACGTTGGTTATATCATTGCCGGAGAAAAAACGCTTTGGGACTTTAAAGTCTCTTCTGGCGATGTGATTAAGATAAAATCAGTCAGTGGTACAGTAGATTCTGGGACAATGGCATTGAATTTTTTTAATTAAGGATGACCAATGAAAAAAATAATCCTTCTCATAATTCTACTCTATAGTTTTGTTGCCATCGCACAATGGTATTATGGGACTGGAGAGGCCACAAATTTAGAAAATAACATAGGTTATCAGAAAAATACCCAGAAAATTAAAGCTGGCGTTACCGTTGACCCCACCTCTTCAGCACAGTCTGGTGGTGCTGGTTCTTTATTGCTTAGAACCAATGGCGACGCTTATTTAAAGAAGGACGCAGGAAATACCACTAATTGGAAAAAAATAATTGATACTTCCATTGCTGGAAACTTGCTGGGAAGTTCACCCATTTCAATTACTGGCGGTACAGGTGTTTTAAATGGAACAGCGACCGTTACAATGACACAATCCTCGGCCTCTAGCGATGGTTGGTTATCGAGTAGCGATTGGAGTTTATTTTATGATAAACAAGATTCACTTAGCTTCTTCTCAGCTACCGGGACAGCAGGCAGACTCAGTGTTTCTGGTGCTGGCACAGTGGTGGGCGGTTCGCTTACTTTTGACGTTGATAGCGATCTTCTTCCTGACCCTTTGTCTGGTGACGTTGGTAAGGTACTTACGGCGATAGGTGCCTCTCAGACCGCCTGGCAAACGATGTCTGTCGTGGGGGCCGATCTTAATGGCACGTCCCCAATTTCTATAGCTGGCGGCACTGGTGCTGTTTTAAATACTGCCACAGTTACTATAACCCAGGCCGGAAGTGGTTCTGCTGGTTATCTATCATCTACGGATTGGAATACTTTCAATAATAAACAAAATATTATTTCGACCGGGACTTTGACTTCCGCTAATGCCCCCCTATCCATATCTGGAGGTGGTTATGTGGTGGGATCAAACACCACCGTTTCCCTTCCCAGGTCAAGTGAATCTCAGGACGGTTACCTAAGTTCTGCCGACCATGTTATCCATAACAATAATAAGCTAATCTCTATTCTTTATCCCGAAAAAATGTCTGCCGCTTATGTTGTAGCTGGTAACAATGCTACGTTCGACAATGGCGGATCATTACAGGGGACAGCGACCATAACATCTTCCACTTCCGATCTTTTGATCGGGACTTCCGCCATTAAATATGTGGCCAGTGGAGATCAACACAATGATTGGTTTGTGGTTGGCCAACTTACACCCAATGAGGGAATTAAAGGTTCTACCATCGCCTTTGAATTTCAATACAAGGCGACTGTCACAGGTATGCAGTTTAAAGTTAAGGTTAATGGTGGAGCATTAGACGGAAACATTGTGTCGATGGATATACCCGCCGCCAGCAGCACCACTCCTTCCCAAATGCTTTTCAATGTACCGTCAGATGCTACTTCACTTGAGTATGGTTTCTTTAATACTTCCACAGTAGCGATCACCGCTTTATTTGATCGGATTAGCATTTCGGCAGACCCATTTGGCAAGGCGAATTTGAACGTTCTTGATTATGTCCACGCCTCAAATTATAGCTCAACAGATGGCTCTTCACGGTTAAAGTTTACCAACGTCACGTCTAAAAATGCTGGGCTTTTAACCTATGATAATTCTGGAACATATACAAAAATAACCGCAATAAAACCATGTCAGGTAAATGGTAATTTTACCGGATATGCTTCTTCAACAACAACATGGTATGACGAAATTCACCTTTTTAATTCTGCAGGGACCCTAATAAAACAGTGGTCGGGGGTATATCCATCAAGCCTACAAAATAGACCATTACCTTTCAATTATACAATGACTACTGGGGATTATTTAGTCGTATATATTAATACAGCGCAATTTGCAGATGACATTTATACCCACTTCACAGTTAACGCCATCGCTGAGAGTCCGGCCATCCTGACGGATGGGCAAGAGAGAATGGAAACTTGGTCGCTATCTCAAATAGCATCTTCTCTTACCGACAGAAGCGGCGATGTAGAGTTTGATTTGTCCACTGTAACAATAGAAAAAAATGGGGTGACTACGGCCTCGACAACATTTACTGGCAACACTTCTGGACTTTTGTACGGTCAAGATGATTCTGGCAATACTAGAACTAAATTAATTGCCGCTAGAGATTGTAAAGTAGTCATTGAATTTCAGCATGACAGTTCTCAAGCAACCTCACCACTGCCATACATAAGAAAAAATGGTACTATTTATACCTATGGTGATCAAGAGTCAACCACTGGATACGCACAACAAGTGGTTACTACAATTTCTCTTGTACAAGGCGACTATTTAACTTTCGGAAATGCTGTGGGACTTCCCAACGATGGCAATCCTGTCAGGTTACATGTCACGGCATGGGATTCCAAACCCTATACAACTGTGGCCGTACCGGCCAGTAAGGTGAATGACTTCTCGGCAAGGATAGCTAATAACGGCACTGCTACGATAACCAGCCAAGGCCCTTATTCGTTTATTCAGAGCGTAAGTAGAACTGCTCAAGGTGTTGTCGCTATAACATTTGTACCTGGATTTTTTACACAAATACCATCAATTAAAGCAGATACCGAGAATGGTTCTGGTAACATCATAACCCTTAGCAGCGTTGCCACCTCGGGACTAAATATTTATTGCTCCAGCAGAACTGCTGGCACTGGAGTAGATGAAAATTTATCTATTTCTGTTTCGAGACAAGCATCAGATGCTCAGTTACCCGGTGCTTATGTTGGAAATGTATCAATAGAATTAGAGGCCATAATAACCAAAATAGGGAGAACAAGCCTGACCGCATCGACAACCATTGCAGTGCCGATAGATTCTGTCAGCGGAGATACATTCACAAGTCCATCTAGCAATCAATTTTCACTTCCTGTTGGTGGTTATGAAGTAACGTGGTATTTACAATTTTATTATCCATCATCAACTTCCACCTCACAGATTGATAATTATTTATACAATGTGACCGCTGCTTCGGTGATTACTCCCTATGGAATTGGTCAGGCCAGCAGAACCGTGGCCGCAAACGATGCCTACTATACCAGTGCCGGATCAGTTAAATTTAACTTGTCAGTAGCATCAACATTTGAATTAAGAGTTACTACCTCCACATTTTCCTCTAATGCACCTTCAATTTCGGATACCTATACTAATGCACCAGGAGTGATAATTAAAATCAGAAAACTTTACTAGGTGATAATATGAAATATTTTTTACTTATCCTGTTATTAACTTTCTCGGTTTTCGCTGACGAAACGGCAAGTCCAACGGCAACAGCTATTCCAGAATCTACGGCAAGTCCAACTGCCAC